TATCAGATACTTCAGTCATTGTAATTATTTTATCCATATCTACGATAAACATCGTATCATCTGTAAGCTTCATCCAAGGTTCGACTTTAAGTCCAATCATCTCATATTGACGTATGACCATATGTTTCATTGTGACTGGATTGTCAAGTATTAATATAATACCATCCTCTTCCTCGCAAGGACACACTTTAGAAAATACTTCCTCTCCCGATATCATCTTAATTGTTGCGTAAAATTCTTCTTCCATATTATTCCTTAAAATCTAATTGTATAATTTCATAATTAAATTTTTCTTCATTATAAATTTTTATTCTTTCGATAAGGTGATTGAGAGTATAATTTTTTCTTGATTTGTAAGTTATATCATCTGCAATATCATATAATACTGCTTGTTGTTTATTATTTCCTTTACGAAGAACTCTTCCGATACTTTGAAGATTTCTTATTCTCGATTTGGACGGAGAAGCAAAGATTACATTATGTAAATTTTTAATGTTAATACCAGTAGAAAATGTACCATATGATGCAACAATAATTGCGTCTTCTTCCATTTCTGTAATTTCTCTTACTCGTTCTCTTTCTTCTACATCTACCCCACCATAGACAAAAAATACTTTTCTATCTTTTGATGCTGAATTATTTATAAGTTCATAAAGTGGTTGTCCGTGACTTTCGACTCTACTAAAAAGAACTAAACTATTACCTTTTAGATCTAATGCAATATTTTTAATAAAATTATTTCTTTTTTGATGAGTAATTAAATATTGTATTTCTTCTTCATATTCATTAAATTTGTGCTCATTGTGTTTTATTAAAAGAACTTTAATGTCTAATTTTGATAAATGGCCTTTATCAATTAATTCTTTAGTTTGAGTGACTTTATAAGAAGGGCCAAACAATCCTTCAAGCACCCACTTATGCGTCTGTGTGCCGTCTAGAGTGCCTGTAAATCCATAACGATACTTGGTGTTATCTAATTTCGTCATAATCCCCACAAGAGACTTGGACTTGAATATATGACACTCATCACCAATTGCGACATCAAAATCTTTGAAGAAAGATCTAGGAAGATTATAAATCGACTGCCAAGTTGTAATGATTACATTTTTATCTGTAATTTTTTCTTTACCGGAATAAATTTTATGGCAGTAGTCCTCTGACTTCCATCCATAATCTTCAAAATCTTTATACATCTGTTCTACTAATGATGTAGTAGGAACAATAAGAAGTATTTTTTTATTTTTTTCTGTAAAATATCTTATAATTGAATAAATCATTAAAGATTTACCAGAAGCTGTAGGAGAAATTAATAACTTTCTATTGTATCTCAATGCATCGTATACCGCATTTATTTGGTAATCTCTTGGTTCGTGAACAGATATTTTTTTCATATAATCACCAACACCTTCGTGAGAAATCATTTCATTCTCTTCGAATGGATCCCCATAAAATTTATTATGTTTGAATTCAATATTATATTCAGATTTTTTTGCCCAAGATATTAATTTATCTAAAAGACCAACATAAATTGTATTATTTCTAGTATCGAATAAATGAATTTCACCATTCCAGCATTTATTACGATACTGAGGCATAAATTTTGCTCCCGGTACATCAAATTTAAAAGCATCCGTTAATTCATAACGTATGTGTTCATCACTACATAAAAGTTCTAAATATACTTCATTTTTCTTTTGGACGATAATGGTTCCGTTATAGGTATTTTGACGCTTTGTATTTTCCATTATATATTCTATTCGTGAGTTTTTTATCTGAGAATGAACGATTTTCTTTGATGTATCTAATTGCAGTATTTCTTCCTATATTGTATTTATCTACTGCCCATCTAGCAGCTTCATTTATACTTTTAAATTTTATTCCTTCAACTTCAATTTCTATTTTTTGACTATTAGTTTCTAATTTTTTATTTGATATTTTTATTTTTTTCTCTTTGGTTTGATTTTTCCATCCATCCTTTACTTTTTTACTTCTCCATTTTTTATGTTCTTCACTTTCCCTTTTCCCAAGCATAGATAATCTACATTTTGATTTTGCATCTTCGGTATGCTTGTATCCTAATGTCCCCTCACCACCCAGAGTGGCATTATATTCTGGTTTCAATTCTTCTATTAATCTTGGTTCTTCTACATTTAATAAAAATATTTCTTCTCCTTCTAATATAATTTCAAAAGAAAAATTTTCTTCACCATATTTTCTTATTGCTTTAATGATCGGTTGATTATTTTTCTTTTTTGAACGAGCAGTTGATAGGTGTTGATTGAATCTCCATTTTGGATTTTTTTGACTTGTAAATCCTATATAGAATTTTTGATTTAAATTATTTGTTATTTTGTATATAACAGACATAAAACATATTCCCATCCCATATTATTTATATCAGTCATATCCTGCCGTGAATTTAAGAAATTCGATACTATTTTTGATTTGATAAGTTCTATTTAATATTGTTTTGAGAATACTATCCAAATAATTTAACATTGTTTGATAATATTCTATTTTGGATATAGATTTTAAAATTTCTTCATCTGCATCCATATACTTATCTATATCTTGTCTTAATACCTTATAATCAAATGGATATTCTCTATAAACTTCTGGTTCTGCTTTTCCCGAAAAATACATCCATTTATTTTTTTTAATTATCTTAAATTTATTTTCTTCTAGTTTTTTTAGAAGAAGAATATTATTATAAATCTTATAATATTTTGCGTGAAGTGAAGGTATTTTAATGGATTCTGTGTGCAAATTATCTGGATCTATCTTTGCATCTTCTTCCCATAATGATTGTATTTCATCAAGATTCATAACTACAAAACAACTATGTCATATATAGAATACTTAAAACTAACCTCTGCTATAACATAGTTAATATCTGTAGATTTTGAATCAAATTTAATCGTAGATAAACTTACAGGAAACATATCTTTAAAATGAATATCAACAATTGGATTAAAGTTGCTATTATAAATTTTTAATGTTGCATCTGAATATTCATTAAATGAATTTTTTACAGATGTATTTGGAAAATACTCATCTTCTGCTTTTAAATCTATAAATTCTTGAATACTATTTGGATATCCAAGACCTCTTAACCAATTATGTACTTGAAGATAATTTTCTAAATTTTCATCTACAAAAAATTCTAAAGAAAAATCATCATAAGTTAATTTATCACCGGGAACCGGAATATCTTTAAGATACGTTGGTTGCATTGCAACGCCAAGATTAATTCCAGGTACTTGAGCAGAATTAGAAAAAAAATCAACCTTTGGTATTTTTGTAATTGAAAATTTAAATCCAGCAGGAGATAGATAATTACGATTTGATATTTGCTTTGCCCAAGGTGATTGCGACATTTTTATTTGTATTTAGATAAAAAAAAGGGCCCCAATTGGGACCCTTGAACATATGTAAGAAAGACTTACATTAAATTGTCTACACGCACACGACGGTAGTAACGGTTTGCATTAGCAAGAAGACGACCAGAACCCTGAGTAGTACCCTCAGCGAATGGGTTAGCAACCATACCATAACGAGTCTTGAACCCGATTTTTGGCTGGAAGGTGTTCTCACCAACGGCACGAACCATTTGGAGGGGCACATAAGGACAATAGAAGAGTCCTGCATCATAAGGCGAAGAACCTTTATATCCTACAACGTAGTACTGATTAGCAGATACGTTAGCAGCATATGGGTCAATATATACACGATACTTGCCTTGAAGAACACCAGCAAAAGTGTTGCCGGTATCATCAACATTCAAGTTTGCATTGAGTGCTGGGGTATAATCAAGAACACCTGCCATTGTGAGTGCCGAAGCAACGTCAGCAGAGCAGAGAATCATATTACCCTTTCCTCTACGAGTTCTTTGTGCGATTGCGTTTGCATCGCGCTCGATTTGGAATAAAAGACCTTTGAACTTCTCAACGGACCAACGTCCGTTTGAATCCACATCGAGGTCGAAAATACCAGCAGTAGCGGTATTAACAGCAGCACCTTGCTCGGCAATTTTATAAACAGTACGAATTACTTCACGGTTAATTTCAGCAAGAATCTCAGTAGAGAGAATATTTGCTAATTCCGCTTCAGCATTTAGTCCGTGAATTGCCTTGAGGTCTTGTGCAAGCTCAAGTGAATACTCGGCTTTCAGAGCGCGTGACTTTGCAGTAACAGTAACTTTCTCGATTGAGAAAGCCATTTCATTGAAATGGTTACCAGCTGCATCTCCAAGT